TTCCTCAAGAGCATGTATGACGAGTTAAAACGCCTTCAAGTGCTGATTAACAAGACCCGCGAAGAAGTTGCCAAAGAATATGTTACCAAGACACAACTAGACGCAGACATCAACCGCATCTTTGATAGGCTTGACCGGCTTGAAGCTAAGATCGACCGGCTGGTAGAGAAACATGCCTAGTAGCTCAAAGAAACAGCATAATTTCATGGAGGCTGTAGCCCACAGCCCCGCCTTTGCTAAGAAGGTCGGTGTACCTCAGTCCGTGGGCAAGGACTTCTCAGCGGCAGACAAAGGCCGTAAATTTGGTAAAGGCGGTGATATGGCTACAAAAATGAATCCCGGTTTTATGGCAATGATGGCTAAAAAGAAGGCCACACAAGAAGGCTCAAAAGCCGACAAAGCCGCTGACAAAAAACAAATGATGGGCATGAAGAAGGGTGGGTCCATCGATGGGGTTGCCAAAAAAGGCAAGACCAGCGCAAAGATGGTTAAGATGAACAAAGGCGGCAAAGCCTGTTAAGGAGTTTATTATGGCTACTACCCCAAAGAAACCGGGTGAAGCGGAGATCTACACCGCTGACATGGGTAACCCCCCTATCGACTACGAAGGCCCAACGGCGTCCACTAAACCCGCTAAGAAGCCAAAGAAAATGGCTGCTGGTGGTTCTGCTTCTTCTCGTGCTGACGGCTGTGCCCAGCGTGGCAAGACCCGAGGCACAATGGTCCAGATGGCTTACGGCGGGAAGTGCTGAGATGATGGCTAGCCGTGGGATGGGGGCGATTGACCCATCCAAAATGCCCAAACCGAAGCGTAAAGCGCGTCGGGACGATACTGATTTCACTCAGTTCGCCAAAGGTGGGCATGTAAACGCGGCTGGTAATTACACTAAGCCCAGCCTTCGTAAGCGGATTGTTGCTCAAGTGAAGGCTGCGGCAACTCAGGGTACCGGGGCAGGCCAATGGTCAGCCCGTAAAGCCCAGCTTGTTGCTAAGAAATATAAGGCAGCAGGTGGGGGGTACAGAGATTGAAAACTCCGCAGCAGTCTCTTAAAGACTGGGGCGACCAGAAGTGGCGCACCAAGAGCGGTAAGCCCTCCAGTAAAACTGGGGAGCGGTATCTGCCAGAGGCTGCAATTAAGAGTTTGAGTCCGTCTGAGTACGCTGCGACGACCAAAGCTAAGAGAGAAGGTAAGAAAGCAGGTAAGCAGTTTGTAGCGCAACCCAAAACAATCGCAAAGAAAACGGCAAAATTTAGATGACTACTTCTGGGGTCGCCGAATTTAATCTCGACCTCAACGAAATTGTTGAGGAAGCCTTTGAGCGTGCTGGCTCAGAGCTTCGTACCGGCTACGATCTTCGTACCGCTCGGCGCAGCCTTAACCTTTTGTTCGCTGACTGGGCCAACCGTGGCATCAATATGTGGACGTTTGAACAAGGGGTCATCCCTCTTGTTCCGGGTCAACCCACATACGCCCTACCGGACGATACGGTAGATCTACTTGAGCACGTTATACGTACTAACGCTAACAGTGCATCTAATCAGTCTGACCTGACTATCACCCGGATTAGCGTATCCACATACGCTACGTTGCCAAACAAACTAGCTCAAGGGCGTCCAATCCAAGTTTGGATCCAGCGGTTGTCGGCTTCCGACTCCGTACTTGCGGGCACTTTGGCAGCTACTATCAGTGCATCAGCAACGTCAATCCCTATCTCGTCTTTGGCTGGTGTGCCTAATGCTGGGTTCATCAAGATCGGGACGGAGCTGATTGCCTACAACGAATTTAGTGTGGCCTCAGGCGCTACACCAGCGTATTTGCTGAACTGTTGCCGTGGGCAGGATAGCACTACAGCGGCGACCCACACATCTGGTGCGGCTATTACGTTGGCTCAAAAACAAAGCGTCACTGTGTGGCCTACCCCTGATGCGTCAACGTCCTATCAGTTTGTGTACTGGCGTATGCGTAGGGTCCAAGACGCCGCTGGCGGTGCTAAGACTTTTGATGTGCCTTTCCGGTTCCTCCCCTGCCTTGCTGCGGGGTTGGCGTATTACTTGGCGTTGAAAGTGCCTGAGGGTATTCAGCGTTTGGACACCCTTAAAAAACAGTACGACGAAGCTTGGGAGCTTGCCGCGCAGGAGGATCACGAGAAGGCAGCGGTTCGGTTTGTACCTAGGCAGATGTTTATCGGCAGTAGGATTTAATGGGTAATAGGTTCGCCTCTGGCAAGAACGCAATTGCTGAATGCGACCGGTGTTCGTTTCGGTTTAAGCTGACTGTTCTTCGTAAAGAGGTTGTTAAGACAAAGACGTATAATCTGCTGGTCTGTCCTCAGTGCTGGGATCCAGATCAACCGCAGCTCCAGTTAGGGATGTATCCGGTTGATGACCCGCAAGGGCTTCGAGATCCTCGCAGAGATAACAGCTACCAAGTATCGGGGCTTCTGGCAGATGGGTTTTTGGGGGGCGGTAGCCGAGTATTTCAATGGGGTTGGAACCCTGTTGGTGGTGCAAGGGATAACGGTTTAACTCCAAATGACTTGGTTTTGCAGGGTCAAATTGGTACAGTTACGGTTGTGACGACATAGGAGTCCAGCATGGACAAGAAGCAAGTTAAACGCATCGCTGATACAGAGGTGAAAGCCCACGAAAAGCGGATGCACAAAGGAGTCAAAGGCTTAAAAGCCGGTGGCCCAACTACAGATGACCGCATGAAGTACGGGAAGAATCTGTCTCGTGCCATGAACCAAGGTATGAAATAATGGCTAAGTTCAGTAAAAAACTTGGCGGTAAAGAAGTTGGCTCGGCTGAAGTCTACGCACAGCCCCACGACATGACTGGCAAAGCTGGAGTTGATCTGAGCAACAACGGTTATGGGCGTAGCCCAAAGCGTGAGCTTCTTGAAGACATGCCGGTTAGCGTTGGCGCAGCTCGTAGCAAACCGTACGCGGAGCCCAAAACAACGGGCATCAAGGTTCGTGGAAACGGCGCGGCGACTAAAGGTCTGATGGCTCGGGGGCCAATGGCGTGAACTACGCTGCTCTGTCAACTGCGATTCAGGACTATACGGAGAACTACGAGGCTTCCTTCGTAGCGAGCATTCCTACGTTTGTTCAGCAGGCAGAGCAACGGATCTACAACACGATTCAGTTCCCGTCGCTACGAAGAAACGTGACTGGGTTAACAACGGCAAGTAACAAGTACTTGGCTTGCCCAATTGACTTCCTGTCCGTGTACTCGATGGCTGTGTTTCCTACAGGGGGTGAATATACTTACCTGTTGAATAAAGACGTTAACTTTATTAGGGAAGCGTACCCACAGCCAACGGATACTGGGTTGCCAAAGTACTATGCTTTGTTTGGGCCGCAGTCTTCGCTACTAACAGAGTTAACGTTTATTCTTGGGCCGACTCCCAACGCAATTTACAACGTTGAACTGCACTATTTTTATTATCCTCAGTCAATTGTCACAGCAAGTACAAGTTGGTTGGGGGATAACTTTGATACGGTGCTGTTGTACGGATCGCTAGTCGAGGCTTACACCTACATGAAAGGTGAGCAGGACATGATGGCGCTGTACGACGGCAAGTATAAAGAGGCACTGACGCTTGCCAAGCGTCTGGGCGATGGACTTGAGAGGCAGGACGCCTATCGTTCCGGCCAATATCGGCAAGCAGTCACTTAATTTTAGGAGTTTTTCATGGCTTTTACTGGCAACTACATGCCAACCTCGTTTAAGGTTGGATTGCTGAACGGTGTGTTTTCTTTCACTCCCGGCACCGGCGACGGATACTACATTGCTCTGTACGACAATTCGGCAACATTTACCGCAACAACTAGCGCATACACAACGACTAACGAAGTTACGGGTGCTGGCTACACGGCAGGTGGAAACCTTTTAACCGTTTCTGCTAGCGTTCCAGCCCCGTTGTCTCCTTTCACCGCTAGTACAACTGCGTATATCAACTTTGAGAACACTACTTGGTCAACCGCAACGATTACCGCTCGCGGTGCGTTGATTTACAAGAACACCACTCTAACGATTGGTGGAGCTTCGGTTGTTAAGCCTGTGATTGCAATTCTTGACTTTGGTTCGGACAAGTCTTCAAGCGCGTCGAACTTTACAATTCAGTTCCCGGCAATCGGCAGTGGCCCAGTTGGTTCTACGGCAATTCTTCGGATTGCATAATGGCTATTACTCTCAAACACGGCTTTGGCAGTGGAAAGCTGGACGGGACGGATGCGACCCTAGTCCAGCCATCCAACTGGAACTCTGACCACGTTCTGGCTATTGGTTCCCCAAAGCTGTTTGGGAGAACTTCAACGATTGGTTCGACAACGCCCTCTTCTTTGTCTGGGATTAGTCAGGCAAATCCGGGGGTGTTCACAACGACTGGAGCGCATGGTCTGACTGTAGGACAGTTGGTCACCATCTCTGGTGTAGTAGGTATGACCCAAGTCAACGGGAATACCTATGTTGTTAATACAACCCCGCTGTCCACGACGTTCACGGTTATCTTCCAAGGGTCTGTACTAAGCACTGCTTCGTATACTGCCTACACTTCGGGTGGTACTGTGACTGGGGCTGCTACGGGCGTAGCAGAAGAGCTTTCTGTAGCGGGGACTTTGACGTTAACCACTCCCGGTGGGGTTCCAACTCTGACCGGCACTGGTGCAACAACCGGCAAGGCAATCGCTATTGCCATCGTATTTAGTTAAAGGAACTTAGATGGCAACCCCTAATATCGTCAACGTCACGGCCATTTATGGCGGGACAGCGCAGATACCATCCACTGCTATCACAGCAAACACATACACCGCTGCGTGGGTGTATCAGAGTCCTTCCGGTACAGATTCAACGACGAACCTTGCTGGTTTGACGCCAGCTAACAATACGGTTAACAAGATTGAAAATATCGTTGTTACGAATACGGGTTCGACGGCAGTAACGATTGATGTTGCTATCTGTCCAGCAACAACATTTAACTCGGGCATTTCGACTACGTTTACGTATCTGGCATACGGCATCAGCGTACCGCCAAACGCTGCGTTGGTAGTCACGGACAAGTCCACATCTTTTTACCTTGGGAATTACCAGTCAATTGGTTTTCGTTCGACCGCAACTACGGTTACGGTCACGGCATCATTTGAAGCAATCACCTAATCATGTCCATTCGCTACACGGGTGGGATTCTCTCCAATACCGTTGACGGGCTGAGTACGCCCGTAATTACCATTGAGTATTTGGTAGTTGCTGGTGGGGGTGGTGGTGGTGGAGCACTAAATAACTCAAATGGCTCTGGAGGTGGTGGAGCAGGGGGTGTTCTTCAAGCAACTGGCTATTCAATTACTCTTGGTTCAACTATTACTATAACTATAGGTGGTGGAGGTGGAGCAAATACCAATGGCTCAAATTCTGTCTTTGGTTCTATTACAGCTACTGGTGGTGGTTATGGTTCTAATCAAGCAGTAAGTAGTAATGGTTCTAATGGTGGGTCAGGAGGAGGTAGTTCTAGGGGGGGTACTGCAGGTTTAGGAGTATCAGGACAAGGGAATTCAGGTGGTAGTAGTGTTGCTTCTGGAATTTATGGCACAGGGGGTGGAGGAGGTGCAGGCTCTGTAGGAATTACAGGTACTACTACTTTAAATGGAAATGGTGGAACAGGAATTGTTTCATCAATTACAGGAACGCCCATTCAATATGCAGGTGGAGGTGGTGGTGGAAATACTGGTTCTGTAAGTACAAATGCAGGTGGTATAGGTGGAGGTGGTGGGGGTGGTAATGGTGGGGGTGGAACATCTTCTACTACTATAATAGAACCAACAACTGGATTATTTAACACAGGTGGTGGTGGTGGAGGTGGGGGTTGGTTTGCATCCCCTGCAGGTGACAATGGAGCCTCAGGTGGTTCAGGCATCGTAGTTATCCGTTACCCAGCGTATCTAGCCCCGGCAACTACGGTAGTCGGCGCAAACACATACATTTCTGGCCCATACCGTGTGTATGTATGGGTTTCATCAGGCTCAATTACTTTCTAATATGGCTATTGGAATCTTCACCCTGCGCCAACAACTTAGAGGGTTGTTGAGTACAAATTGGCCCGGAGCTAAAACGCCTTATGTCGAGTACCTAGTTGTCGGCGGTGGCGGTAGTGGTGGTTATATTTCTGGCGGTGGCGGCGGCGGAGGTGTAGTCACGGGGTTACTTCCAGTAACTCCCGGCGTTTCTTATGTAACCACTGTTGGCGGCGGGGGCGCTGGAGGCTCTGGAGGCAGCGCGGGTTCGTCAGGAGTTAATTCTGTTATTGCATCTGTTATTGCCGTAGGTGGCGGGGGCGGTGGCAGCACTAATGGCACCGTAGGAGGTTCTGGCGGGTCTGGTGGAGGCGCAAACAATGCTTCGGGCGGAAGCCCTTTAGTTAATGGCACACCCGGACAAGGAGTTTTTGGTCAAGGAAACGCCGGAGGACAATCTTATGCCTCTGGGAATTACACAGGTGGCGGTGGCGGGGGCGCTGGAACGATTGGTTTAACCGCTTCGTCTGCTGCTGCCGGTAATGGTGGCGCTGGTATTTCATCTGCGATTTCTGGAACTGTTACTCCATATGGGGGCGGCGGCGGAGGACCTGCGGACAGTAGCGGGGTAGGAGGCTCTGGTGGTGTTGGTGGTGGTGGAGCCGGTGGGGTTAGTCGCGGGGCAACAGGCGGTTCTGGAACGGTAAACGGGGACGCAGGCCAAGCTAATACCGGCGGCGGAAGTGGTGGATTCGGTGTTGCAGGGTCAAGTGGCAACGGCGGCTCCGGTATTGTCATCGTCAGTTACCCAGACATCTACCCAGCTTTAACAACCACATCCGGTTCGCCAACGGTAAGCACTAGCGGGTCGGGGAGTATTAGCTTTAACGGAAGCAGTCAGTATTTGACTACGCCAACATCATCCGGTTTCCAATTTGGAACAAGTACTTTCACTTTGGAATACTGGATGTATCCAACAAGTCTTGCAAGTACACCGCAACCCATAATTACAGGAACAGGTCCGGGTTCGGTTACTTACGACGCCACCTTTGGTTATCTTAATACAAACGGCAGTTTCATTATTTATTTATCAAGCACCGGCTCCTCTTGGGATATAGCTTCTGGGGTAACAATTGGTACAACTAGTTCGGTATCTGCCAATAATTGGTATCATGTTGCAATTGTTAGAAACGGAAGTACTTGGTACACGTTTTTAAACGGCGTTCAAGGCGCGACATTTACTAATTCATCAAGTTTGTATCAAAGTTCAAATACTCTTGCAATTGCGTCAACCAAAAACGGCAACTTTGCAGGGTACATGTCAAATATAAGGTTTGTTAAAGGCACTGCTCTTTACACATCAAACTTTACGCCTCCTACCGCGCCATTGACTGCTGTTACCAATACACAACTGCTTCTGAATACGGTATCTGGCGCTCCTTTTGCTGACGCATCAACAAACAGCTTTGCTCCAACCGCAACAGGTTCGCCCACATGGAACCAATCCTCTCCATTCGCCACGGGTCTTGGGTATAAGAACCGCGTTTACACTTGGACTTCTACTGGAACGTGGGCGGTGACAGTATGAGTATTACGCTGCTTGGCGGGTTCAACTCCGCAACATACAATCCGTTTGCTGGACCTACCCCAACGATTGAGTACCTTATCGTCGCTGGCGGGGGTTCTGGTGCTGGTGCGGCTGGTGATACAAATGGTTGTGGCGGGGGTGGTGCTGGCGGTCTTTTAACGGCTTCCGGGTTTAACGTAACCGCAGGTTCGTCAATAACAATTACTGTTGGTGGTGGTGCATCCGGTTCGACAGGCGCTGGAGCGCAAGGTTCAAGTTCAAGTATTGCCGCTGAAACAACTATTACCGCCACTGGCGGCGGGGCCGGTGGGCAATATAACTCTGGTGGCGGTAATGGCGGTTCTGGAGGTGGAACTGGGAATAACGGTACAACACCGGGAACTGGAGTTGCAGGGCAAGGAAATGCCGGAGGGCTTGGCGCATCAGGTTACAACTCTGCTGCTGGTGGCGGAGGTTCTGGAAGCGTAGGAATTTCTACTACATCGACTATCGGAGGAAACGGCGGTACAGGAACGGTTTCTACAATTACCGGCTTTCCAATCCAATATGCAGGTGGTGGTGGCGGTGGCGCTTATCAGAATACAGGTGGGATAGGTGTAGCTGGTGGCGGCAATGGTGGTAGTTATGTGTCTTCTGTTGAAACCGCACCAACAAATGCATTATCTAATTCTGGTTCTGGTGGTGGCGGTGTTGCTGGTCGTACAAGCAAATCAGGTGGCAACGGCGGCTCCGGCATCGTTATCATTCGTTACCCAGCAAACTTTGACCCCCCGGCATCAGTAGTGGGCACTCTTCAAGGTGTTCAGGGCAGCATTGCCAACGGTTATCGTGTGTATATCTGGACAAGTTCCGGAACCATTACTTTCTAAGGAGTTTTAAGTGGCACATTGGGCTAGAGTTCAAAACGGTATCGTCACAAATGTTATCGTTATTGAGAAAGAAGTTCTTGACCTTGGTCACTGGGGCAACCCGGCTGAATGGGTTCAGACCAGTTACAATACCCAAGGCGGCAAACATCTTCTTGGTGGTGTACCTCTTCGTAAGAATTACGCCGGTCTTGGCTATTCTTATGACACTCAACGGGATGCCTTCATTCCGCCAAAGCCCTTTGCATCATGGGTCTTGGACGAAGAAACCTGTCTGTGGAACGCCCCCACGGCTATGCCAACTGACGGTAAAATCTACAACTGGGATGAGGCAACAACCTCATGGATTGAGTTTGTACCGCCAGTAGTTGAAGAACC